ATGGACAGGTTACTAGAAAAAAAAGAAAGAGAACAGCTAGTGGAGCTGCTAGAGGTTCATCCTCAGGCATTTTATAATGTTCCTATAATGAAAACAGCCTTTAAAAAGGCTTGCAAAAAATGGCATCCTGATAAAGGAGGAGACACTACTAAAATGACCCTTCTGAACTCTCTATGGCAGAGATACCAGCAAGGAGTGATAGGTTTAAGGAGTTCTCAGGTACGTCCTGGCCAGTTGGATATATGGGATGTTTGTTTAGAGCAAACTTTTAGCATTCCTCAACTGAGAGATCTCATGCTTAAGAGCCCCCAATGCCTGGTGATGGCAAAATCTTGCTGTACTTGTATAGCTAGCACCTTAATTAATCAGCATCTGTACATCAAAAAGAGAGAAGGCAAGAAATGTCTTGTTTGGGGAGAATGCTTCTGCATTTTCTGCTTTGCTCTTTGGTTTGGAGCTGCACACACCTGGGAGACCTTTGAATTGTGGGCTAAAATAATTGCCCAGCTTCCCAAATGTTTACTTCTTCTACACCTAAGTAAGTATTGTTTTTTCTTGTTTTTTTGCCCCCTTTTGCCTGATAATAATAAGTCCTTTTGCAGGTGTACTCTGATGCCTATGGATCCCCCAGCTTCAAGGAAAAGTACCGGGCATGGGCGTCAGGAGTATTTACCCATGAAGGATCTCAACCCGAACCAGATCTACACTGTGATGAATCCTGTGACTCCGACAGTGGAGAGTCCACCGAGTCACCCCCTCAATCCTCAGGTTATAACTCTTTTACCCCCGGCGGAGGATTCTCAGCCTCCACCTCTACCCCCGAAGAGGACCCCACCCCGCCGTTCGGTGAGCCTTCCTTCTCGCAAGCCTCTTCCCATGCATCCTCTTCAAATGGAAGTAGAGACCCTCGAGAGGAACCTTCGCCAAAAAGAGCAAGATATGGTGAGAATGTGGATGGATCTTGTCCAAGCTCGCAAGCAAGCTTCGCGAGCACGCCTCCAAAGGAAAAAGCAAAAATGGGTGACAGTCCTACTGATTTGCCTTCTTGTCTTTTTGAGTATATTAGCCATGCTGTATTTACTAATAAAACTTTTAACAACTTCATAGTCTTCAGCACTCTTGAGAAGGTCACCTTGCTTTATGAGAAGTGTGACTTTCTTAAGATTGAGTTTAAAAGCTTGCATAAAATTGAGGAAGGCCCTCATGCAGGTACAGGGCTTCTCCTTTTACTAACCACAGCAAAGCACAGGGTTACTGCTGTTAAAAATCATTGCTCCAAGTTTTGCACTGTGAGTTTTCTGGTTACTAAGATTGTATTAAAACCTCTTGAAATCTATAGATGTTTATGTCAGCTACCTTTCAAGGAACTTAAATGCAATAAAGTGCTATGCAGTGCAGATTTTGATGAGAGCAAAGAGGAGAGCTGTAGCTGGGCAAAAGTTGCAGAGTTTGCTGTGGAAGCACAATTAGAGGATCCTTTGTTAATTTTAGCTCATTATCTTGACTTTGCTACTAATCCACCCTGTGCAAAGTGTAATAATCTTAAGACCAAAGCTCATTCTTATCATGCTGAGCACCATCTTAATGCATTATTATTTCTACAGTGCAAAAATCAAAAAGGTATCTGTAATCAAGCTGCTGACACAGTGCTTGCAAAAAGAAGATTATTATTAGTAGAGAGCACAAGGCAGGAATTATTAACTATGTGTTTTGAAAAGCAGTTAGAAAAATTAAAGAAGCTTGATGAGCTGGACATCATGACCTATATGGCGGGGGTGGCATGGTATGCATGTTTGTTTGAAGAGTTTGACCAATTAGTATACAAAATCCTTAGACTTTTTACTGAAAATGTACCTAAAAATAGGAATGTATTATTCAGGGGCCCTGTAAATACTGGGAAAACCACTTTTGCAGCTGCTTTGATGGACCTCCTTGATGGGAAATGTTTGAATGTAAACTGCCCTGCAGATAAACTTAGCTTTGAACTTGGTTGTGCTATGGATAGATTCTGTGTTTGTTTTGAAGATGTCAAAGGTCAAACCATGTTAAACAAGAAATTGTCTCCAGGGCAGGGGATTTCCAACCTTGATAACATGAGAGATTACCTGGATGGTGCTGTAAAGGTGAACTTAGAGAAGAAGCATATGAATAAAAGAAGCCAAATATTTCCCCCCGCTGTTGTCACTATGAATGAATATGTTCTCCCCCAGACCCTATTTATAAGATTTTGTTTAAAATTAAACTTTACACAGAAAAACAATCTGCAGGAAGCCTTGGACAAAACTCCTTCCCTTCTGTCTGGTAGAATACTTCAGCAGGGCCTCACCCTATTTTTGTTACTCATATGGTATTTTCCCAACACCCAATTTAGCCCTTCTCTCAGAGAAGAAATAGCTACCTGGAAGGAAATTGTCTCAAAAACCGTTAGCTATTCAACCTTTTGTAAAATGTTGGAAAATGTTGAGGCGGGGGACAGTCCTTTACATGATATAATGGATGAAGAGGAAGCTCAATAAAGACACTATTGTTCAATCAATCTTGAATGTTGTTTATTGCTTTTGCTAGAGGGGGTGGGGTTTGTTCTTGGCCAAATTGATCAATATATCTTCTGAGATCAGGATCAGCAGGTAGGCCTTCTGTTCCCTGGAACACTCTGACTTCTTCAATTTGAGCTTGTGGTCCAGACATGGGTTGGCCATCTATTTTAGGCATGAGGCCTGAAAACAAGCTCCCTAGCAATGAGCTTATGGGGTAAGGATTTTTCACTGCTCTTTTTCTCAAAGTTATCTTAAAATATCTAGGCAGACCCCTGAATCTAATCCCACTATTAGCCTTATGTAAGAGGCCTACTATGTCAGCACAAGAAACAAACAACCCATCTCCCTTACAAAGAGGGCCTACTCCATATTCATCCAGCAAGACAGTAGTGAGGCTGTTTGTGAATTGCAAACTGGGTGGAGTATGCAGACCCCCCACAAAGGAGCCATAGTACCTGCTGTTTTCATTCTTAGAAGGATCTGGGCCCCATTCCTCTACAGGATAAAAGCCATCCTTGTCCAATTTGGCTTTTGCAGCTGGAACAAGCCCTTGCAGCTTAAAAACAGTATTTAGAGGCAAAGCTACCACATCATTGGGATGGATAGTTTGGGGGACCTCAGCATAAGCATATCTCTGATCTGCTTGGGGCTCATACCCTTGTAGGTCCAGAGGTTCACCTCCCACAGCAAACATGTGATAATTTATGCCTTCTATGGGAAGGCCTGGAGGCTCAGCAGCAGAGGATCCTGGAGCTGTTTCTTTTATGTGGGTACTAATAAGCCCACCGATGCCAACAAGTTCAGTTTTGCAAGATACTGCCTCCCACATAAGGAGGCTAGGGCAGGTCATGTCCTCATTTAACATAGGTAGTTGCACTCTGGCACAGCTATACTGAGGTAGCTGTGTTGACAGCATTGTTTTAGTAGCATCATCAGCATGGACCACCTCACTATAGCCATACCAATTTTTGTCATTGCCTCTCACATTATTAATGCCCATTCTTGGCTCCAAAAATAGCTCAATTTCAGTAGTAGCATCAGGCCCTGTCACTACATTTAGTACCTCAACTCCTCCCTTTATCAAAAGCTTGGGAACTGGAGTAGGAATAGGACAGCTTTTGGCCTTTTTACTAGGAGGACAAGCTGCTGCAGAACGGGGTCGCTTCTTCGGCGCCATCATGCAACCTTAAAATCAAATTAACGAGCCAATCAGGAGCAACATCTTGAAAAGCACCCCCAGGAGCCTCAAACCTTCTGATTACATCCCCACTTTCAAAGGCAGGATTTGTAGTAAAATGATGCTGATTAACCCAGCGGCCTAGCTTCAAAAGGTCAGCAAACTGATGCCTCAAAGAAATAGGGAGATGCTGGATAGAGGGAGGGAATTCCTCATGCAGGGAAGCACACCAATTGAGGGGGTTCATTTGGTGAGACAAATTTACATGAAGGGTCTCCACAATTTTGCCAAAGTCCCTTTCAAGCTGAGCTACCTGAGTGCCCCTACTACTTGAGGCCACATTGAGGCCTAGCCTGATCCCTGCTTGAACCAAACCACTAATTCCTGTGACAGTTTGAAACATCACACCATATCCAATTGCCTGACTAAAAGTAGTACTGATAAAGGCCATATTTGAGAATTGTTCAGCAGTCCAGCCCAGCTGAGCCAGAGCTTCGAAGGCTGAAAGACCCTGTATTGTCATCAAAGAAGTCACTTCAGCTTCCAAAGCAGCTAAAGCTTCGCCAGTAAGCAGGGCATCCATGGCTATGCCAGTAGCAGCACTCAATTCCACAGCCATGGTGATCATTTCCACCACAGTACTCAAAACGCCTCCCATTCTACAATAAAAAGAAAAATATAACTTACAGGCTCCGTAGCAGTGACTAGGCCTCCTTTTCGCTTGGCTGGCCTCTCGCAACTGAGTTCAACTTTGTTTTGGCTGGTCACAAACTCCTCCCTCCCTTCCTATTTCCGCCAGTACTTGGCCGGATGCCTCACTAGTGAGTTGGCGGCGTGCCGTAGTGAGTTGGCTGCCTGCCGGAGCTGACTTGGCAGACTGCCTCACCTACTGGCAGTTTGCATCCTTATTAAGTGATTTTTTTTTAGCTATGTTGGAGGCCAGGGGCCCCTGGCCTCCGCCTCAGTATAAAAAAAGGAGAGAGGCCTCCCTGCATACTTACTTGGATTGCACTCAGCACTTCTTCTGAGGCAGGTAAA